CAAACAAATCACGTACCATTAGCTACCTACCTTTCGAATTGGTCTAATTGTCAGAAACGATGAGTGTTCTGGGTTCAGCTTGTTAAACAACCGTGTGTAGTAGGCTGTCATTTTGCATTGCAGCTTGAAGCGTGGGTCTGAAGTTTTGATTGGGTGTTCCCACCTCATTATCTCAAAGATTGCCTTCATGCCGTAGCGTTCAAAGCCCTGTGCAATTTTTTCTATCACTAGCTTTTCCACCAACTCATAAACATGAGGATTGGCGGCGTGAAACTCACGGAAGTAAGCCTCGTGTTCATTAACTGGGGGACGATTGTCGTTGGCAGGTGTCGCCTCAAGTTCTTCAAACGGCAATTTCATCTGTGTATTCATCTTCATTCTCCTCGTTTTCATCTGTGAATTGGGCTAGTTCGGACTCGACTAGACGACCACTTTCACGCTGATAAAACAGCGTTCCACTATCGCCAATCGAACCGCAAAAGCGATTTTTGAGCACCCGTAACTGACGGAAGTCAGAGTCCGGGTCATCTGGGTCTTTTTGTAATCCTATTGCGCTGTCTGCTAACTGAGCCAAGCTATGACTTGAACGTAGTTGTGACAGGCTAACGGCTGCGCCATCTTCGTGACCTCGCCCACCGGGGCGTGTCAGATGACTTACCATTATCATTCCTATGTCGAGTTCTTGAACGAGTGTACGAAACTGTGTGACACATTTGTCTAGTTCCCGGCGTTCATCGACCATGTTGGCAGTAAGCATCGTCACGTGGTCTAGGATTATCCAGTCCACATCTAAGGCTCGTGCCATGTACTGTATTCGCTGACAGATTAGGTCAGCTGAGTTAGTGCCAAAGCTGTCGTAAAGTACACAAGTTCGGTCATCAAACAGGTCGTCAAACCCATCCAATACCTCTTGGTCTGTAGCTTGGCTTCTATCCACCAACAGGTTTTTGTCGAGGTGGATGCCTACCAAGCCCAACAAGGTGCGCTTTGGTGCTTCTTCCAAACTGATTAAGCCAACCTTTTGGCCCGACATCATCAGGTGGTAAGCGACCTCTTTGCAAAATGTTGTTTTGCCACAGCCACTACCACTAGCCAGCGTGATTAACTCACGCTTTCTCATGCCCATTAGGCGTTCATTTAGTGCCGAATAGGGCCATGAAATGCTACTAGCTGTTTCATCAATGCTAATGACATCACGGTAGTCTTTGGCTTTCTTTATGCCATCAGGTCTGAACTCTCTTGCTTGGTAGACAGATGCAATTAGTTCAGCTGACTTGCCTTTAATCAACGCCTCGTTGGCGTCTTTAGCTGGTAGTGATGCTATCTTGGCTTTACCCACTGGAAGCACTTCAGCTATGGCTTCAGCGGCATTTCTGCCAGCTTCGTCCATGTCAGTACAAATGACCACTTCGTCAAAGGCAGTCAGGTAGTCGAAGTTTGCTTTGACTGCACGAACAGCTGACTGTGCGCCATTTGGTAGGCTCACACAGGCAAATTTGTGCCCAAAGCATTTTGACAGGCTGATGGCATCCAATTCACCTTCTACAAGGCAAACCTTTTTACCTGTTGACCAGAGGTGACTTCCAAAAAGCGTGACATTCTTGTCTCCTATGAACTGAAACGCTTTGTCACGACCACGTATTTTCTGTCCAATGGTCTTGCCCTTCTTATCCTTGTATTCAGCGATTTGGACTTGTTCGCCTTTGTGATTAGTGCCTATTAGGTATCCAAACTTCCGGCAGTCATCCTCCGTCAATCCTCTAGCTGGTATCGCTTTTGGGACTCCCGTGAGTAAGTCTTTTTGTTTTTCTTGATTTTGGTTTTGAATTGGTTTCGCCTCCTGTGCATTTCCCTCGCTATTGGGTTGATAGGTTTGACAGGAGAAACAGTAGGTCGTTCCATTATCGTACACTCCGTTTGCATCACTACTGCCACAAGCATCACATGATGTGTGGTGTAGAAAAGTTGCCTTGTTGTCAGGTTCTGACTGCATCTGTTTCTCCTTAGGTATTGGTTAAGCTAGGCTGTAGCGTGTGTAGCGTTGACCAAGATGGTCTTTGCGCCATTCGCTTACAATTTTATGACCAGCATCTCGTAAATCTTTAATCCGGCGAGGCAATGACCTAACCCGGTAAAGGTCAACAGCTTCAACAAATGTTATGCTGCCGACATTGTTAAGATGGTCGAGTATTAGGTTATTCTGTGTCATCTGATTGTTCCTTTCCTTCATCAAGCCAATCCTGTGGAATGGTCTTGTTTGCGTATTTGAAATTGTGCTTGTCGCAGTAGGCTGCGTAAGTGGTTGGACTGCGCTTGTAGAGGCGAGCATTTTGATTGCTAAAGACCAGCCTGAAATCAGTTTCAGGATGTTGGTCATGTAACAAATGCCATTTTTGCCTATCTTCAACTGACCAGATTCCTTTTGTCTCAACGTAGAAAAAACCACCGTCCGAAGACGGTAGTTTGAAATCTGGTGTGTATGTTGATTGGCGTTCAGGCCATGTGTATTTGACCTTGTCAGTCTCGTAGAGAACATCCAACCCAGCTTCATTGATTTGCTGTGCAGTCTTATCCTCTAAGCCACTTCTGTAACCACGTGCTATGGCTAATGAACGGCGTTTAGAAATTGTAGCTACCCTCCTCTTCACTATCAGCCACATTATCATTGGCAGCTACAAAGCCGCCTTCAACTTCACCAAACTGATGCCCAGTGTTTGAGTTTTCAGACAGCTTTATGAGTTGGACAGCACCTAATTGCATTGAAATGCCGTGACCGTTACCTTTCGAGTACGGGTACAAAGTTCCTGCTAATTTGACTTCAGACCCACCAAAAATCCGGGGTAGATTGTGGGCTGGAACAACTTTGCCTGAACTGTCACAAACAGATGGTTGAAACTTTGATTTGGTTTTCACGATTACGTCACCAGTTTCAGCATCCTTTGCAAACGGTAGCGCGGCAGATTTCGCCTTGTCGCCAAACGCATCGTTTGCTGCTTTACGAACTTCATCCATCAGCGGCTTAGCTTCAGCCTCAGACAGGCGAAGATTGCACTTGTAGTGTCCTTCAGCGTCAAATTGGGTATCCGGGTTATTTAACCACGGGTATTGAGCAATGCCTTGCGGCGTCTTAAAAGTAATCTTCTTGTTTGCCATTCTTAATATTCTCCTTTTGTGTCTATTTCGCAGTCGTCATTGACAGCGTTAGTTGGTAGCCCGAACTCAGCGAGTGACAGGCCATGTTCTTCTGCTTCTGCAAGCAGATTGATTGGGATAGGTTCGCCCCTTTTCAGGTACATCTTCCCTATCCCAAGAAGTCGTTCTTTGGGGTCCAATTGATTTTCCTTATGTAATGGTGTTGAAATGCAAAAACCCCCAATCAAGGGGGCTTTCGCTACATAAGTGTCGGGTCTTGTAACCGTTGCTGACTGTGGGTTCTAGCTAAATGCGTAATCGCTTTTTAGCACCTCACTTAAATCCAAATCCAGTTTGTCTGGTACTTGTATGTCTTGGGTGTCAGGGGCTTGTTCCAATCTAGCAAGCGTCTGTTCAAGCAGTTCAGTGTATGGGCAGTGGTTATCAAACAGCCAGTAAAATGCTTGCCTAACTGAAACTGACATTGAAGCTACATTTCCAATGGTGGTGCTAAAGCTGTCATGGACTGTCATTATGTCCCTGACACCAGCTTCACGCATCAGCATTACAGTTTTCATTAAGATGGTAGCGTCAAGTGAGTGGATGATGTTTGGTGCAACTGCACGTTTAGATTTTGAGTTTGCCACATCATCACTGTACACACGCAAGCTAGCTTGTAGAGTTTTAGTCTTCTTTGCTTTTCTATCCCAACTTGGCATATCAATGCGTTCAGTTACGATTTGTATTTTACCCACTGCCTTGTTTTGCGCCTTGCAAGACTGGCAGACCCATGTTTTTTCGTTATCTTCTTCACCATCTTCAATCACCAAGTCATTTTTTTCATACTTAGTGCCACAGTTTTCACATTTCTGGTCCTTTACAACCACCCAAGCCTTCTCTAAATCCCTGTAGAATTGATGCACAGGAAAGCCAAGTGGCGTGGTGTAGGTCAAGTGGATGTGGGCATCGTTACAAAGTTGAACAATGTCTTGAAAGAAGTCCATGCCATCAGCTGCTGACGTGACCGTTAGTCTGATTGCTGTTTCGTTGACTCCAGCCATGTACCAAGATGCCCCGTAGCCACTATCAGCACCAAACGGGTGTTCTTTTAACTGCTTTTTACGAACCTTTTTTGACAATGGCTCCATCAAGTCTGTTCTAAGTTGGTCAGCAAAACCATAACGCCGGGATGAGTACGCCCATGTCATGGCATTTCGTTTTACTGTTTTACGTGTCAGTCCGTGGGCTAACCACTGACGAGCGTGTTTCAGCTTTAGCCGTTCTTTCATTTCGTCTTCATCATTCTCATCCACTGGTTCGTGGTCAAGGTATTCTAAGTCGATGATGTCAAGGTTGATTAAGCGATTGGCTTCAACCATCACAGCTGTGTA